CGGGCCACGGCCGACAGCGCCAACGCCTCGTCGATCTCGTCGCTGTCCTCCTCGTTCACAAGCTACCAGACCAGCAACAATTCGGCGGTGTCGGCGGCGGCCACGGCCGCCAGCCGCATCCGCGTGTTCCGCCAGTCGACGACACCAACGGCCGGCGGCATCGGCGACGTGTGGTTCAACACCTCGAACAGCAACAAGCCCTACGCATGGGACGGCACGAGCTGGGTCCTCGTCGATGACCAGCAGATCGCAGCCGTGGCGACCGTCGCCGGCCGCGTCAGGGTGTTTCGCCAGGCCAGCGCGCCGAGCGCCGGCGGCGTGGGTGATGTCTGGTACAACACCGGCGACAGCAATCGCCCCTATGTGTGGGACGGGTCGAGCTGGGTGATCTCGGACGACACCCGGATCGCGACCGCTCAGGCGGCGATCACCAGCGAGGCGTCGACCCGCGCCACCGCCGACAGCGCGATGGCGTCGCAAATCACCAGCCTGACGGCGAACCTGACGACGACACAGGCGCAGCTCGCCGACACCGGCCCGATCGAGGCGGTCGTCACCTGGAATTTCAACAACACGGCGGACGGCTGGACGACAAACGGCGCGGTGACAACGGCCACCGTTCAGGCCTCGGCGCTGCGGCTTTCGTCGACCGGCGACATGATCATCTATTCGCCGACAATTTCGATTGATGGATCAAAAGAGTTCTTGGTTCAGGCGCGCGTGACCCGCGTGGCTGGCGCGGGATGGGATGGCACGGTTCTGCATTTCACCGCCGGCCACGGCGAAAGCGCCTCATACTACAAAAACCTAGCCAATCCCGGCCTGACGGCCGGCCAGTCGGCAATCCTAACCTGGGATATGTCGGCTCTAACGGTCGGCGGCGCCGATTGGATTAGCAACACGATCACCAAGATCCGCCTCGACCTCGGCTCGACCAGTGCCGACGTGTTCGATGTCGATTGGGTGGCGATCGGCCACCGCGGCCCCGGAAACTACAACGTCAGCATCGCCGCCGCGAACGCCGCGATCACGACCGAGCAGACCGCGCGCGTCAACGGTGACAGCGCGAACGCGACCTCGATCACCAATCTGACGACCTCGTTCAACACCTACAAGACCAGCAACGACGCGGCCCTCGGCACCACAAACAGCAACCTCGGCGCGCTGACGACCCGCGTGACCAGCGCCGAAAGCGCGATCACAACCGAGGCCTCGACCAGGTCGTCGGCAGACAGCACCAATGCGACCGCGATCTCGACGCTCAACAGCTCGTTCACCAGCTATCAGACCACGGCGAACGGCCGTCTCGGCGCCCTCGAGAGCACCACGGGCTCGCTCGGCACCAGGATGACGGCGGCCGAAACGAACATCACAAATGAGGCCTCGACCCGCGCATCGGCTGACACCGCCGAGGCGTCGACCCGATCGGCGCTCGGCGCAAGCGTCCAAACCCAAATCACAAACCTGGGCTCGGGCACCGCTCAGCAGGTTTTCAAGCAAGGTTCAGCGCCGACGGTCGATCAGGTCTGCCCGCCCGGCAAAAACCGCTTGAACCAATCGTCTTTTGTTGACGGCGTTTTCAACTATTGGAAGATCACCACAACTTACACGGGCAGTTCTGATCGTGGCCTGTTCGCCACAACCGACACCTGGACACCGCCGGGCGCTCGAAACGTTTTCGTTCACCTTGCAGGCACTCCTGCAAGCGGAACATATATGGGTCTGTATAATGATGGTTTGGACGGGTCGCCCCGCTATGCGGTGACGGCTGGCCAGAAATACGAATTTTCGGCCTACCTGGCCAACCATCGACTGCAGGGCGTCACGGCAAGGATCGTCTGGTTTAACGCGACCCCAACTTATCTGGGAACGTCGTCCTCGACGACGGTCACGACACAAGGCGGCGGCAGCGGCAACAAACTCAGCACTTTCGAGCGGGTTTTCGTCATTGCAACCGCTCCGGCCGGTGCGACGCAATGCTATCTCGTCGTCGACGGCACCGCCAACGGCACGGCTGATCCCTACATCATGCTGGTCAAGCCGTTCTTCGGCCTTGCCGAGCCCGACCAGACCGTGCCCTCGCCATGGGTCGACGCCAACACCGGCGCGATCTGGTTGAACACGTCCGACAACTACCGGATGTCGGTCTGGAACGGGCTCGCGTGGGAGCTGCGCGACGATCAGCGCATTGCCGTTAACGCCGCCGCCATCACATCCGAGGCCAGCACCAGGGCCACGGCCGACAGCGCCAATGCCTCGGCGATCACGTCGCTGACGACAACCGTCAACGGCAACACCGCCTCGATCACCAGCCAGCAGACGTCGATCAACGGCCTGTCGGCGCTCAAGACGCTGACCGTCAACGCCGGCGGCGCCATCGCCGGCTATTCAATCTATGCGGGCGGCGGTTCCTCCACCTTCCGCATTCAGGCCGAAAATTTCGAGGTGATAGGCTCGGGCGGCTCTGGCGCCGCACCGTTCCGCGTCTCCGGCGGCGTGACCTACATCAACGAAGCGCGGATCGCCAACGGTGCCGTGTCCGAGGTCACGGCCGGGATGGCCGCGGGCTATGTCGATCTTGCCGTGACGGTCGAGGCCGGCGCGAAATTGGTTTTCATCCTGAGCACACTTGGCGGCAATCTCCAGCCAGCCATGGAGCTTTACGACCTGACGGGTGGCGCCAGCGTCGTCAACATCGCGCCGTCGTCCTATTCGTTCAGCCTCTGGGTCTCGACCGGACCAGATAGCGGCTACTATGCCACGCAATACATCTACCAGCCGACGACTTACCAGTGGGTGTTGACGCCCAGTTATACTGGCTATCGAGCGTTCCGACTGCGCAATAACACCGGCAATCTGACGTCGGGCTATGCAACCGTCATCATGACCATCATGCAGCTCAAGAAGTGACGCCATGATCCCGCCAACCGAAAGCGGCCATTCCGACTATGCGGTGTTCGATCCCGACAACGGGATCGTGCGCCAGGTCGGCACCTATCCCGACTCCATGCTGGCGGCGCTGATCGTCAGCGGCTCGCCGATCCTGCCGATCAAAGCGCAGATCGGCGATCGCATCGACCTGGCGACCGGCGAGATCGTGCCGCCGGCCGCCGGCGTCACCCTGGGCGACCGGGTGTTTCACGGGCCGGTCCAGCCGCCCGCCTGACGCCCGCCCGAACCTGAACCCGTCGCAGCCCGCTTGAGCGGGCTTTTTTTATGGCCGGAGCCGATCCCATGTCGACCATCACGACTGCCATGCTGCGCGAGATTGCGCCGGGCGCCGACCCGAAACTGCTCGCCACCCTCGCGCCGGCGCTCGCCACGACGCTGGCGGCCAACGGCATCGACACGCCGCTGCGCCAGGCGCATTTCATCGCGCAGGCGGCGCACGAGACGGGTGGATTCCACACGCTCGAAGAATATGGCGGGCCGAGCTACTTCGCCCGCTATGACGGCCGGAAGGACCTCTGCAACGTCCGCTCGGGCGACGGCGCGCGGTTTCACGGCCGCGGGATTTTCCAGCTTACCGGCCGCGTGAACTACGAGGCCTACGGCAAGCGCCTCGGCATCGACCTGGTCAACAACCCGGCGCTGGCGGCGTCGCCGGCCATTTCGGTCCGGATCGCCGCGGCGTTCTGGACGGCGAAGGGCCTGAACGCCTGGGCCGACCGCGATGACGTGGTCGAGATCACGCGCCGGATCAATGGCGGCCGCAACGGCCTCGCCGAGCGCCGGCGCTACCTCACCGCCGCAAAGGCGCAGCTTGGCGTCCTGGCGCCGCTCGGCCTTGTCTTGGCCGCGGACCAGCCGGCACCGGCAGAGGACATTCCCGACGCGCCGATCGCCGCCGACCCGACCAAACGCTGGTTCGAGTCCGACACCGTCCGCGGCTCGCTGCTGTCGGCAATCCCGGGCCTGCTGGCGGCCGTGCAGTCGCCCTGGGGCCTCGCCGCCCTGTTCGCCATCCCGATCGCCGTCGGGACCGGGATCGTGATCTACAAGCGGCTGACGCGGGACCCGGTCTGATGCCGTTCCTCTCGCTGCTGGTCTCGCCGATCGGCCGCTGGGCCGCGGCCCTCCTCTTCGCCATGACGTTGATCGGCGCCGCCTACCTCAAGGGCCGCGCCGATCGTGCGGCCCTCGACGAGAGCGCAGCCCTGCGCGCCAGCAACGCCGCGCTGGTCGAGCAGCTCGACAGCACCCGCAAGGTCGCCGACGCCGCCAACGCCCGCGCCGAGCGCGCCGCGGCCGACCAGGCCGCCACGACGGAAAGGATCGCCGACTATGAAACCGCCCTGGCCCGCCGTCCGAACGGCGCTTGCGCTCTCAGCCCTGATGATGCTCGCCGGCTGCTCGGCATCGGTGACGGACCGCAAGCCGACCCTGCCGGCGGCGCCCGCCGGGTTCGGTGAACCGGTGCCGGTTCCAACGCCGCGAGCCGGCCAGGACGCCCGCGCTGTGGCCGCGAGGGCCTATGGGGCGCTGCGCCAGGCCAACGGCCGCCTGGTGGCCGACCGCGCGTTCTATGACGACGTCCGCACTCGTTTCTCGGAGCCGCCCCGATGACGCCGCTCGACATGATTTTCGGCCTCGGGATGGCCATCCTCGCCGCCGGCAATGTGTGGGCCGTCCGCGCCGCCAATGAAGCGGCGGCGGACAGAAAGGCCATGCGAGCCGAGCTGCAGGAGCTGCGCAACGCGCGTGCGGAGGATCGGCTCGACGCCGCAAAGACCTACGTCGCGCGCGAGCATCTCGAAGCACTCGACGAGCGGATCGTCCGAACCGAGGAGCGGCTCCTCGCCGAGTTCCGCGAGTTCCGGACCTCGATCACCGCAGCCCTGTCGACCCTCGCCGTCGGTCGGCGGGCTCAACCGCGTCAAGGTGAATGAATGGCTCGTTCCTCACTGAAGTGGCCCGCCGAGATCCGCGCGGCCGTGCTGGCGGCGCTGGCCGCCGGCGAGCGGCCGTCGCATGTCGCTCAGCGGCTTGGCGTGGGCGCCGGCACGGTGCGGCGCTACAAGCTCGAAGCGACCCGCGCCGGCCTCGCCGCCGCCCTGGCGCCGCAAGGCGCCGGCAAGCCCGCCTCCGGCGCCGCAAAGGACCCGCCACCGCCGCCGATGGCGCCTGCGGCCGAGGTCCGCCTGCGCGACGAGCTGGCGCGCGCCCGGCGCGAGCGCGACGAGGCGCTGCGCACGGCCAATCGCGACGAGGACATGCGGCGCGAGCTATGGCGCCTGGCGCCGATTCCCGCGCCGGTCCTCTTCACCCGGCCACCGGCGAGCGACCCGCGCGCCGAAACCGTCGTCGTGTTCGCCTCCGACTGGCATTTCGGCGACCGCATCGACCTCGAAAAGATGGACGGCCTCAACAGCTATACGGCCGCGATCGCCCAGGCGCGCGCCGGCCGGCTGTTTTCGACGGTGGCCGACCTGACAACCCGCCATTGGGCCGGCCCGGCGCCCGCGCGGCTGATCATCATCCTCGGCGGCGACATGATCAGCGGCGAGATCCACGAGGAGCTGGACAAGGCCAACGAGTTGCGCTCGATCGACGCCGCGCAGCATTGCGCGTCGTCCATCATGGGCGGCCTGACATGCCTCCTCGAGGCGCTGCCGGGCGTCCCGATCGAGGTCATAACCTTGCCAGGGAACCATGGCAGGACGACCCGCAAGCCGCAGTCCAAGTTCGTGAACGACTCCTACGACGTCCACATCAGCAACATCGTCGAGGCCCATTTCGCCGCGACCAAGGAACGCCGGATCAAATTTTGGGCGCCGGTGTCGGGCGACGCCGTGTTCTCGGTCGACGGCTGGGTCGTCCTGGCCACCCATGGCGACCGGATCGGCAGCAGGGGAGGGCAGGGGTTCGTTGGCCCGGCGGCCACGGCCGCGCGCGGGTTCAAGCGCCTCGTCGCGGACTATGCCACGCGCGGCACGATCGTCGACCTGGTGCTGTGCGGCCACTTCCACACGCCGCTGCGCCTTGAGGAGGGCTACGTCTGCGGCACGCTGGCCGGGCCAAGCGAGTACGCCCGCGACGGCAGGTTCAGGCCGCACCCGGCGAGCCAGCTGTTCCTCGCGATTCATCCGAGGCGTGGCGTCACTCAGGTCCGCGAGATCTCCGTCGGCGCGCCCGACGAGGGCTCGATCTACCAGGGCCGCGAGGACCGCGGCACGCTGCGCCCGCGCTACCGCGTGCCGGCCATCAGCGTCCCGCGCTGACCGTTGCCGCCGGCCGCTACGATGACCCGCTCGAACCGAGGGCGGCATAGTAGCGGCCGACCGTTGACCGTTGACGCTTAACTTTTCCGACTTTCCAACCAAGGCCCTCCCAAGGCGGGCCGCCGATAGTTGGAAAGAAACACCCTTGACATCAACACCGGAGCCCGACCGATGACTGTCCGCAAGCCGCGCCAGCCCGAAACCGCCGCCGATCTGCTCGATGCTGCTGCCGTCGTCGTCGGCCAGCGCGAGGGCCAACACGGCGGCAAGTCCGCGAACCATGCCGCAATCGCCGCCGTGTGGAATGGCATTCTTGAGGCTCGCGCGATCAACGGCCACGGGTCCCTCGCGCTGCAGGGGTCCGACGTCGCGAACCTGATGGAAGGATTGAAAATCGCGCGGCGCTATTCGGGCGGGTTCAACGCCGACGATTATCTCGACGGCGCCGGCTATGCGGCCTGCGCCTACGAGGTCCGCAAGGGCGAGGTCGAAAGCTGATCCTCGGCGGTTAGATACAACCGCCGGAGGTTGTATCTACCGCCTCCCGGCGGTCAATTTCGGTTTGCCACTGGCAAAAATTCTCTTTGGGAATCAACGGCGGAACTTGTGACCGTTTGCCACGTCAACCCTTTGGCATTGTTGCGTTTATCGTTAAGGCTTCGTTAAACTGGGCCTTGTGATTTCAACGGGTTATAGGCCAAGTTTGCCAAGGTTTGCCAACCGGCGTTCACGTCTCGTCCAATTCGCGCTTCGCCATGGCTGATCGCGCAAGGCGTTTTTGGTCCGCCGACCGGGTGTAATGCGTCACCATCGCCGGCGTCCGATGACCGGTGATGGACATGATCTCGCGGTCGCTGCAGCCGGCCTCGGCCAACGCCGCCGCGGCCGACTTCCGCAAGCCGTGCAGCACGCAACCATCCGGCAAGCCCGCGTCGTCGATCGCCCGGGCGAACCAATCGCCCAGCCCGTTCGACGTAAACGGTCGGCCGCTCGGCTGATGCAGGATCATGACGGCCTGGCGCTCGACGCCAACGAGCTCGACGCTAAGGGCCGAATGCTCGGGCACGGCCAGCGCCTCGCCCGTCTTTTCCTGCACCACATGAATCAGCCCGTCGCGGCGGGCGTGCCATGTCATCGCGGCGAGGTCGCCCCGACGCTGGCCGGTATAAAGCGCCAGCAAAAAGCAGCGCCGCTCCATGGAGCCAGCAGGCCAGCGCGCCAGAAATGCCGCGTGCTCGGCAATCGTCCAGGCGCGATGCTCGCCAAGCCGGAATCGTTTCAGTCCGCGCGCCGGATTGTCCTGGCGATACGAGCGGTCGACCGCGAACGCCATCAGCACGGCGACGACAGACAGCACCAGATTCGCCCAGCCTGGCCGGTCGGCCAGCTCGGCGTTCGTGTTCTGCAAATGCTTACGGGTGACTTGCGCGACGGGCAGCGCCGCGCCCGGCCTCGCGCCGAGGAAGTCGATCACGCGCATGTAAAGCTTGCGCGACTTCGGCTTGAGGCTGTGGAATTCCGGCGAGCCCTGATACTCGGCCATCAGGGCCGCCATCGTTCCAGCCGCGTGGCGGGGCGTATGTGGCCGATCGTCGGCGGCTGCGCGGTAGGCGTCCAGAAACGCACCCATGCCATCAGCCGGGTCTGGGAGCGGTTTGCGGGTGCCGCCGCGGCGGTAATAGAAGCGAACCCGGCCGTGTCGGTCCCGGAATCGGTGGACATATGGCAGCGGTGTTTTCACAAGCGGTCCGCGATTGCGATCTGCGCAGGATCTGTGGCGTATCGCAGATCCTTGAATGCATCCCGCAGATCGTCAACGTCCCAGATGCGGCACCCGTCGATTGCGCGCGGCGGCGGCATCCGCCCGGCGGCCACGAGCTCGCGAAACTTGGACGGCGACACGCCGACAGACGCCGCGGCTTCCGGCTCGCGCAGTCCGAACACGATCGGCACAGCCACGGCGCGGCGTGTCATGTCAGCACTCCTCGCCAACTCCGGGGCAACGCTCGCTCAAGCCAAACGAGCGCCTCGCTCCGCCGACCGCACGTCAACTCCGCCGTGGCAATATCCAATTCCTGAAAATCGATTGTATCGTCGTTGATTATCTGCCGGATGGCGCAGATATCTTTCGGCGTTAGTTTGCGGTCCTTGAGTTCGGCGATGATTTCAGCCGTGCTAAACTCATCAAGATCGATATCGACATCAACGTCGACGCAGACGCTTGTGCTTCTCGACACCATCTCACCGCTCCTTGTCATTTTGCCGTCAACCTCAAGCGTCAGCCGGTTGGCCACGCTGAACCACACGGCCACCCGCTCGTCGCCCTTGTAGATCGCGAACCACCAGCGATTGCGGTCCATGCGCTCCATGTGAAAGCTCACACCCTCGGCAACGATCTCGTCGAGCTTGCCGTCCTGCCGGCGGATTTCGAAGGTGGGCTCGGTCATGGCGCGCGATCCTCGGTCGGCACAAGCATGTCGGCGATCCGTCGCGCCAGTTCCCAGGCGCCAGCATCGCGGCAATGACCCGACACCCTGAACGATTTCAGCACCGGAACCTTGGATGGGCCGGGATCGGTCAAGGTGTCGACCTCGTAGTCTGACACGGCGGCGAGGTCGGAAACGTTGCGGGCTTTCGCGAGCGCGATCGTGCGGCTGTTGATCTCGATCCTGATCGTCATCATGGCTCGCCGTCCAAATCCCTGCGAGCTGCATCGCGGGCGATCACGAGCGGCTCATATCGCCCCGTCGTAAACGCGGCATCCCAGCGCCGCAGCGCCCTCTCCATCTGCGCGATCCGCTCGGCCTGCTGGTCGAGGAGGTCGGCGGCTTTACCGAGAATCCAATCGCCCCACGGATCGCCAAGTCTGTTGAGCTTGCCATCACGCTTTTCTCGTAGCGCGCGCGTCATGTCGCCGTGGTCCATCACAGCAGCCTCCCTGCTTGATCGGCCGCGGCGGCGAGCAGGCGATAGTCGTCCGCGATCGCGGCCATGACGCCGATCTGAAAGTCGGCATCGGCCTGCTTCATCCGGCCGTCTGCCACGCGCGTCGCGTAAACGCGGCGGCGGAAACCAAGCTCCCGCTCGGTCGCCTTGAGCTTCTCCCTGGCCGTGAAAGTGAGAGTAGTCATCGGTCCTGCGCCTCCCGTGCCTTGCCCTGCTCATCCGTGCCTTGTCGTGCCGAGCCTGCCTTGCCGCGCCATGCCTCGCCGGGCCTCGTCTGGCCAATCCGAGCCTTGCCTGCTTTGCCATGCCATGCACCGCCCCGCCGTTCCGAGCCGTGCCCCGCCTGCCTTGCCATGCGCCGCCAGGCCATGCCTGACCTCGCCATGCCGAGCCCCGCCTGCCGCGCCAGGCCGTGCCGTGCCCCGCCTCGCCTTGCCCGGCCGGGCCTTGCCTGCCGTGCCGGGCCTTGCCCGGCCGCGCCACGCCTAGCCTCGCCTGCCTTGCCGAGCCCAGTCCGGCCTAGCCTTGCCCCGCCTGCCGCGCTGTGCCCAGCCTTGCCCTTCCAAACCGTGCCTTGCCACGCCTTGCCTGCTTTGCGATGCCTTGCCCCGCCGCTCCGAGCCGCGCCGAGCCAAGCTCTGCCGCGCCGTGCCTGCTTTGCCCCGCCATGTACGGCGAAACACCGCCGCGCATCGCGTTGTGGCCCGATGCGACCGAGTGGCCGTCGTCGCACCGGGCCGCCGCCTCACCCTGCAGCCAGCATCAAGCCCGCCCGCAGGCGTTTCTCGATGCCGTCGAGCTGGTGGGTGATCTTGTCGAGTTCCGGAGCCGCGCAGCGGGCCAGCATGGACCGCGCCTGCCGGATCGTTTGCGCCGTCAGGAGCCGCCGGCGCGCTTCGTCGCCAATGACCTCGTCGGCGCGCGTGTATCCGCCACCATTCCTGCGCGACTCCGGTTCGCTCACATAGACAGGCGCGATGACCGCCTGCCCGTCGGTTCGCGGCAGAACCTCGACCACGACCCGGATGATTTTGCGGGCCTGTTCCAGCCGGTAAAGCTCGCCCGCCTTGCTGTCGTCCCATTCAAACCGAGAGTGCAAAACGGTGTTCTCGGACCGAGCGAATGCGACGACGTCAGCAGGGTCAAGCGCGCCTGCCGGATGCGCCTGACGGATCATTTCCAGTTCGGATTTGATCGCCTCGGACATTTCAGCCTTCCGTCGCCAGACGGAACAGACCAAAGCCCAGCCCAGCCGATGCCCGGCTGTCGGGCCGGCCTTCGCCGATCCCCACTTGCTGGCCTGCGCGCTGCAGCAGGTTCGTCGCGTCCTGGATCGAGAACTGGTCGAGGTCGAACCGGACGCGGACATTCGCCGACCACTCCCGCCACAACGGCCGGACGTGAACGTCGACGACGCCGGTCGCATTGCGGACGTGCGCGTCGAACCGTTCCCACGCGCCATGGATCGCGACGAGCGGCGTGCCTTCCTGATAGTCAAACCCGTCGGCCTCGACGAACACCGACAACTTGGCCAGCGTCATCTTGTAACCGACCAGGCGACAGGCCGAGATCATCGCGTTGCGGAACGCCGCGGCCGGAATCCCCGGCGCGTCAGGCTCGTGTGGTGCGCCTTTCTTTCCGAGGATGTGCATGGCGTTGCGGCAATCCTCGTCGAAGTCGCGCGCCTCGCGGACCTTTTTCGACCGCGCCTGCGAGCCGCTGGCCATCTTGTCCATCATCATCTGCTTGGCTTTGTGGCTGAACCGGCTCTGGCAGTACGGCGCGGTCCCGATGATCTGGAATTCACAGGTCTGAAACCGCGGCGCCGGGATCGTCACCATCTTGGATGGCGCCTTGTTCTTCGTGATCGTGTCGAGCATTGCAGTCCCTCTCAAATGGCCGCCCGGGTAGTCGGTCGGCCGGCTTGGTTTTGCGCGCCCTCGACCGGAATGGCTCGATGGCTGTCACCCTTGCGAGTGCCGCCCGGCTGCCGAAACAGCCGGGGAGCCGCCGCAAAGCTCAGACGACGTCGCGCGTCCCGCCCTCGATCCGCAGCGCCGGCAAGGTCTCGCACCACGCCGCCATCAGTGCGTCGGCGACCTCAAGCGGCGGCCGGAGCCGGAACCGTTGCGTCAGCGGCGGCGTGTTCTCGATCGTGTGACCCCACGACAGCGGCGGCCGGGCCAGAAAGTCGCGCCGCTCGGTCACCAAGGCGCGCACGTCGGCCTTGTGGATCTCGAATCGCTGATCGTCGGTCGGCATCGGCAGGCCGGCGGCGGTGTGAATTGCGACGTCATGGCGGACCTTGAGTTCACCCACGATCGCGCTCGGTTTCGTCCACTCGATCGACTTCATCTCGTGCGCAAACCGGCGCCGATAGAGATCGTCGAGCGCCATCACGACCGGCGTGATGATGTCGCCGATCACCGCCTCGTGGGCGTCGTGCAGAAGCACCCACGGCCGCAGCTCGACGGGCGCGGCCAGCGCGGCGATCAGCAGGTGCTGGGCGACGCTGATCGGCTTCTCGCTGCAGGCGTTGAACCGGGGAACATGCGCCAGCGTCAGCGCCATCTCGTGAAAGTCGACATCGGCGGCGCGCGGCTCGACCATGTCGATCACCCGGCCGTGCCGGGATTGCGACCAGATCAGCGGCGGGCGGCGTTTGGGCTCGCGCTTGACGGTCATCGGCGGTCACCCTCGATCACCATCAGACAGCCGCGCGCGGCCGTCAGGGCCAGCGCACACCGGTCGGCCAAGATGTCGAGCGCCATGATGGCGCCCTCGGCGTGCTCGCGTTCGAGCGTGCCGGGTTCGTGGTTCTGGCGGACCTTCGAGAAACCGGCGCGCAGGTCGAGGATCGCGAGCCCGGCCTCGCCGAGTGCCTGTCGGACGGCCTCGGGGCTCACCATGGCAGCACCGCCGCGCCGACGGTGAGGGCCGCCAGCGCGGCCGAGGAGGCTATCACCGCGCGGCCGAGACCGGCGGCGGCGGCGACGATCTGGGCGGCAGCGACGAACCCGCCGATGAGGAGGAGGAGGGCGGGCGTCATGCGCCGAACCCGATGGCAAGGCCCAACACGGCCGCCGAGAAGGCGGCGAGGCCGGCGAGCGTGGCGAGATCGTCGAGCGCGCGGGCTATCGCCTGGCGGCGCTGAATGCGGGCAAGGGTGTGGCGCATGGTTTTCCCCCGGAGTGGTGCTGTCCGAGGGTAAGCAAAACCTACTTTTGATGTCAACTGAAACTTACATGCAATCACCGGCCGCGATGCGGTAGCCTTGAAAGGTCCGTTTCGCGCACGACGAGGAGCGATTCAATGGCCCGGCGACTTTTGATCCTTGCCATCGTTCAGTGTTGGGCGGCGGCGGTGTCCAGCACGGCCGCGGTGGCGCTCGAACCGATCGTCGCCGGCCGCGAGGGCCTTTATGCGTGCGACAACATCGTTCAGATGAAAACGTTCATGGTCGAGCTGTTCTTTGGCGGCAAGTCCGATGATCTGAAATGTTCCAGCATTCCAGCCGGAACCCGCATCCTCGGCGACAATGTCCGACGGGTGAACGGTTTCATCAGCGGCGATGGTGTCGCCAACAGCTTCCGGAACGGCGTGGCGTTTGCGTTCTTCGGGATTGCGGAACCGCAGCAGTCACCCGCCGCCGCGGCGCCGCCGGCCGCCGCGCCGCCCGCACCGCCGCCTGTCTATGTCCCGCCGCCGCCTCGCGTGTTCAAGGTGATCAGTCCGAGCGACGTGCGGGCGACGCCCGACAAATGGCAGGGGCGCGATATCGAATTCCGCAACGTCAACGTGTATTGGGTCGACGATGATGATATTCGGATCACGACGAGCGATAGTCTCACCGTTTTTGTAAAACGGGTCCGCGGCGGCGGTCAGTTGAAAGACAAATGCGAGACCGTCAAAGATGCCGTTTCCTCGAAATGTCGGGCGACGGTTCGTTTTTCCTATCAGGCCTATGATGTCGACCAGCCGTCGGGGCTGGCAAAGCGCACCGTGCTGGTGACGAACGACGCGGAATTGATTGTCGGGCGCGGCAAATAATCGTCACAGATCGAATAGCACGCGCCGCACTCGACCGATCGCCTTGACGGGGCCTCTCGGAAAGATGTCCTCAAAACCCGGGTCGGTGCTGTCCGCCGTCAGCCTGGGCGGCGCATCGCGGTAGCGTTTCAACGTCGCGCCGACGTCGGTCTCGAACACATAGATGCCGCGATCGACCAGCGTTCGCTCCGAGATGTCGACGAACACAATCGAGCCGTGAGGCGCCACCCGGTTCATGGATTCGCCGCCAACACGCGCGGCGACGAACACGCCCGGCGGCAGGCTGGCGGCTCGAATGCGTGGCAGATCCGACAGGCGTTCGACGGTTTCCAGCTCGGCCCATGGCCCAGCCGATATCGACTGAATAAGCGGGACCTCGCGCACGCCCGCATCGCCAGGTGTGTCGAGCAGATCGTCCGCGCTCAGGCCAAGCAAATCGGCCAGCACTTTCCACCGGTGTCCTTTGGGGACGTGCTTGCCGATCTCCCATTGGGTGACCGTGACACGGCTGACGCCCATGGCTGTCGCGACCTGGGCTTGCGTCAAGGCGCGAGCCTCGCGGGCTATTCTGATCCGCTTTCCGATCTCGCCCGTCATGGCCCGACCGTGCAAGGTTGCACTTAACACGGCAACGGAGGTTTTGCTTGACATCGAATGTAAGTGAAACCTACTTTCAACGCTATGAGCACGCATCCGGTTCCCTGCACTGGTCTCGCCGCCGCCGTTGATGCGGCCGGCACGATGGCTGATCTGGCCCGTCGCCTCGGCATTTCCCGCGCTGCCGTCGCGCAGTGGCGAAAGGTTCCCGCCGAGCGGCTGGTCGAGGTCGAGCGCGTCACCGGCGTCTCCCGCGCGATTCTTCGGCCCGACCTGTTCGGTCCGTCCGATCCTCCCCCCGACGGTTTCACGTTCTGTCCGTCGGGCACTTCCTCGCCGCCCGTCGAGCCTCAAAGCGATGGGGACACCGGCGAGGACCTTTCTTCCTTGGAGCGCCAGCCGTGACGGCGGCCGGCGCCTCGTTGACGCGAGTGTCGCCGGCCTTTGCGCGACAGTCGTCAGCTCAGGTTGGGCAACGATCCGGAAAAACCGGACAGTTGGCGCAGCACCAGACCCCGGCCGCCATCGCCGGACGGCTGCGCATGTTCCTGACGGCCCGCCATCCGGTGAAAACCTGCGCCGCCGTTGCGGCCGCAACGGGCCTGCACGAATCCGCCGTTGCCAAGTGGCTCGACGGCCGGTCTGCGCCTTCCTCGCCGGCCCTCCTTGTCCTGGTCGGCACCTATGGCCCGGCCGTTCTGGCCGCTGCGATGGCGCGCCCGCCGCAGTGGCTGGACGACGCCGCTGCGCGGCAACAGCGGGCCGAGATCGAGGCCGAGATTGAAAGCCTGACGCGCGTGTTGAGGGGGATCGCGTGACTGCACTGAAACGGGGGTTTGTCGGCGGCGTCATGCTTGCCGTCATCGTCGCATTGATCGTGGTCGAGGCCGTCGCGACGGTTTCGACTTGGCCCGGCCGGATCGTGCTGCGCGCGACCGAGGCCGTCAGGGGGAGGTTCGACCGGTGACGACCAATTTCACGAAAATGACCGAGGAGGAGATCGTCGCAATCTGCGCCATGCGGACGCGCGGCGTCCCGATCACCGAGATCGCGGCGCATTTCGGGCGGTCCTACAACGCGGTCAGCCATCAGCTGCGCCAGCGCGGCGTTCGGATCGTCACGCACCTGGCGCACGTCGAGGGCGTGAGCGGCGAAGGGATCTCGGACGTCACTGACCGGCTGCGCCACGCCAACGAGGCCGAGGCCTGCTCGGCGCACCTGCTCGACCTTGAGACGCACTATCCCGACGGCCCGCCGTGGCGGGTTTCGCCGGTCTCGCACGAAAATCGGCAGGTGCGGTTCTCGATCCCGACACCGTTCTCAATGGTCGGCTCGCCGGCCGCCATGTGCGAGGGCTAACCGGTGCGCGCGATTGACCCCGGTTTTGTCAAGGCGCCGAGGGCGCAGGGCTTTGGCGTGCCGCCGATGCTGCAATGGGTCCGCATCGACAAGCTCGTGGTCGACGACAGCTATCAGCGCCCGATCGCCGGCGCTGGCAAAACCAACGTCAAGCGCATCGCCTCGCAATTCCAATGGTCGTGCTTTGCGCCGGCCATCGTCTCGCCGATCGAGGGCGGGCGGTTTGCGATTGTCGACGGGCAGCACCGCATCACCGCCGCGGCAGCCTGCGGGTTCGACGAGGTTCCCTGCCAGATCATCGTCGCCGAGCCTGCCGAACAGGCTGCGGCGTTCAAGGCCGTGAACGGCAACGTGACCAAGATGGGCCGCATGGCGATCCACGCCGCTGCGGTTGCAGCGGGTGATCCGACGGCGCTGATCCTCGACGAGGCTTGCCGCACGGGCGGCGTCACGCTGCTGCGCTATCCCGTCCAGGCGAGCGAGCAGAAACCCGGGCAGACCCATGCGGTTCAGGCCTGCGCGGCATGTCTGGCGCAGTATGGCCGCGACACCTTAATCACGGCCCTTCAGTGCGTCACGCAAACGGACAACAACGTGCCCGGGATGCTGACCGGGCCGCTGATCAAGGCGCTGTGCGAGGTCCTGGCCGGCGAACCGGCCTGGCGCGACGCCGGCGAGAGGTTGCTCCGGGCGTTTGACGAGATTGACCTGATCTCGGCGGTTGACGACGCCGGGACCGCGGTCGCCAAGACGCGCGGATTGAGCCGCACGACTGCGCTGGCGCGCCTGTTGCGCGAGCGACTGGCGGCCGATCTGCCCGTCCCGGCGAAGGCGGTGACGGCATGAAGATCCGCCACGCCCTCGCCGATCGCGGCGACGACTTCTATCCGAGCCCGCCGGAGGCGACGTGGGGGCTGCTGGCGGCCGAACACCGCCACATGCCGTTGCGGCTGTGGGAGCCAGCTTGCGGCGATGGCGCCATCGTGCGGCCGTTGCGCGCGGCCGGATACAAGGTCTTTGCGAGCGACCTGGTGGATCGGGGCTGTCCCGGCGCTTTGGCCGGCGTCGACTTCCTGATGGAATTGCACGCGCCGGCCGGCCTCGCCGGCATCGTGACCAATCCGCCTTACAAGCTGGCCCAGGAGTTCATCGACGTCGCCCTCGATTTTTCGGGATACGTCGCGGTTTTGCTGCGGCTGCAGTTCCTCGAATCCGAAACGCGCCGGCCCTGTTTCGCGCGCTGGCCGCTGGCGGCCGTGCATGTGTTCTCGGCCCGTTTGCCGATGATGCACCGCGGCGGCTGGGAAGGGCCGCGCAACGGTTCGGCTCAGGCTTTCGCGTGGTTCGTGTTCGATCAGCGTCGGGCCAACGCGAACCGGTTGTCTTGGATCAGCGCCGACATGATCGCCGAGGGCCGGCGCATGTGTGGGGTTGACGCATGAGCGCCGCCGCCCGCGAGCCCGCACCCGCCAGGCCGGACCCGATCCGCCTCGAGGAGATGCTCCTCCTCGTCCAGTTCGAGCGCGATCGCCGCGCGATCCTGCGGCGCACGCTGATCGAGGAGGGCGCTCTGCAGGGGCCGATCGACGATCGGACGCAACAGGTCTGGCGCCGGATCGAGGACCTGCTGGCCAAGGGCATCGTCGTGCGGCGCGAGCTGGCGACCCTGCTCGGCCGCGTCACGATCGCCGAGCGCGACGAGGTCATGCGGTGATCGGCCAGGACGCCCTCGACGATCTCAAGGCCCGCCAGCCGATCGAGGCGGTCGCCGGCCGTTATGTGCGCCTGCGCCGCTCCGGCGTCGACAAGCTCGTCGGCCCGTGCCCGGTGTGCGGCGGCCGGGCCACCAGCGCCCGGTTCGAGATCCGCCTGCGCGATCAGGCGTGGGTCTGCGCGGTCTGTCCTGATGGCGGCGACGTCATCCGCCTCGTGCAGCGGGTCGAGGGTTGCGATTTTCGCACGGCGATCGAGCGGCTCGGCGGCGCGCCCGATGTCGATCCCGAACAGGTGCAGCGCCTGCAGGACGAGCGCGACGCCAAGCGGGCGCAGCGCGACGCGACCGAGGAGCGGTATCGCGAGGCCACGCGAACCCGGCTGTGGAAACAATGGAAAGCGGCCGGGCCGGTCGCCGGCACGCCGGTCGAGGCTTACCTGCGCGGCCGGGGCCTTGACCTGCCGGCTTCGACGCCGGGCCTGCGCGCGTTGTCGGCGGCGGCCTACTGTCACGGCGAGCTCACCGGCCCGACGGGCCGCCAGTCGGCCCGCGTGCTGGCCCGCGGCTGGGCTATGGCGGCGGCTTTCATTCGGGCCGACGGAACGTTCGGCGGGCTCCACCTGACGCATCTCGACGACGGCGACCCGCCCGCAAAGCTGGTTGCGGTCGATCCGGACACCGGCGAGATCCTGCCGGCGAAAAAGATGCACGGCTCGAAGCGCGGCGCGCACATTCTCGTCGCGCCGTCAGATGGGCCGCCGCGCCGTCTCGTCGTCGGCGAGGGGATCGAGACCACGCTGGCGGTCTGGACCGCTCACCTGCGGACAGGCCGACCGCTCGACGCAACCGAATGGTGGGCGGCCGGCGACCTTGGCAACCTGGCGGGCCGCGCGGTCTCGACCATCGCGCATCCGGACATCAAGCGGCCGGACGGCCGACCGCATCGCGTGCCGGGGCCTGATCCCGATCCGGACGATGCCGGCCTCGCGATTCCCGACTCCGTGACCGAGATCGTCCTTCTCGGCGACGGCGACAGCGAGCCGGTTCTGACGCGCCACGCCATGACGAGGGCCGCCCGGCGGTTCCGCCGGCCTGGCCGAACGATCCGCTGCGCGTTTGCGCCGACGGGTCTCGATTTCAACGACCTTTTGCGGGCCGGGTGATGACGACAGGCGCCGACCAGGTCATGACGGCTTTCGACGCGGCCGAGCTGCTCGACGGCGAGGATGTGACGCCGCAGGACATGCCGCCACCGCAGCAAATGCCGCCGCCACCGCCGTCGATCGACGCCGAGCTGGCCGCCCTGCCGTTGAACGATACCGGCAACGGCCAGCGGATGCTCAGACGGTTCGGCGACCGCATCCTGTTCGTGCGTGACGTCGGCCCGTATGTGTGGACGGGCAAGATGTGGGACGGCGATGGCGGCGCCGATCACGCCCGGGTGCTCGGCCAGGAGACGGCCGCAGCGATCGCGTCGGAGGCCCGGGCCATCTATCTCGGCGGGCCTCGGCCAGACGAGAACGAGGCGGCCTGGCAAAAGCGCGTCGCGCGCCATCATGGGTTCGGCGTCAGCAGCGGCAACAGCGGCCGGATCGCCGCCATGATCGAGCAAGCCCAGCCGCACAAGACGGTTCCGCCCGACCAGCTCGACGCCGATCCGATGCTGATCAACTGTCAAAACGGCACGCTCGAATGCAAGCTGGTCGACCACGGTGACGGTCGGGTTGCCTCGGTCGAGCTGCGCGAACACCGCCGCGAGGATCTGTGCTCGAAGGCGGTCGCGACCGATTATCAGCCCGACGCCGACTGGCCCGCGTTGCGCGCGTTTCTGGCGCGCGTACAGCCTGACGAATCCATCCGACGGTTTTTGCAGGTGTGGGCGGGCTATAGCCTCACCGGACTGACGAGCGAACAAAAGCTGGTCTTTTTCTCAGGGCACGGGGCCAACGGCAAATCGACGTTCGTCGACCTGTCCGCCCGCCTGATGGACGGTTATGCCGCGTCGCTGCGGTTTGAAAGTTTGGCCGGCGATGGCAGTCGTCGCGGCGATTCTGCGACGCCCGATCTGGCGCGCCTGCCGGGCGTGCGGCTGCTGCGCGCCGCCGAGCCGGAAGCAAACATGCGGCTGAAAGAGGCCGAGGTCAAAGCGATCACCGGCGGCGAGCCGCTCCTCGTCCGCCACCTGCACGGTCGATTCTTCGAGATGCGGCCGGTGTTCAAGCTGGTGCTGTCAGGCAACCACAAGCCGGACATTCGCGGCCTTGACGAGGGGATCTGGCGCCGCATCCTGCTGGTGCCGTGGGACGTCTCGATCCCGCTGCTTGAGCGAGACAAGGGCCTGGCGGCGAAGCTGTGGGACGAGCGGGCCGGCGTGTTCAACTGGATGCTCGACGGGCTGCGGATCTACCTTGAGGAGGGCCTCGTCGTGCCCGAGGCCGTTGTGGCCGCCACGGCGAGCTATCGGGACGACAGCGATCCCGTCGGCGCCTTCCTGCGCGATTCGACCGAGGCCGATCCTGGTGGCGCTGGCGTGACCGCCCGCGACCTGTTCCGCGCCTATGCGGGCTGGTGCGAGGTCAACGCCGTTCGCGCTTGGTCGGAAAAGGCATTCGCGGGGGCTATGGGTCAGAAAAGCATCCCGAAATCGACGGACCGGGTGCGGCGCTATCTCGAAATCCGCCTTCGGCCAGATGCGCCGCGCGGCCCCGATGACACCACCCCGCACCCCTCTGTGGCGGACGAGAACGTGCTGTGACGACCCTCGCGAGGGTTGCGAGGGTCGTGCGAGGGTCAGGCATCAACCCTCGCAACCTGTAACCTTCGGACAGGATTGAGGTTTTCGGCGTTTTTTTTGGGCTTGCGAGGGTTGCGAGGGTTTCCCGCATACGCGCATGAGAGAGGGGAGAGGGGGCGTTTCTATTTTCTCATGCGTAAACTTATGAATAACCCTCGCAACCCTCGCAAGAGAGAAAAAACAGGCCATAAGGCACCGGAATCGTTGAGCAATTTTTGTGCGAGGGTTGAGGTCCGACCTTCGCACAACCCTCGCAACCCTCGCAAAGGCACATCACCATGCGGACGATGACGATCGAGGCGGCCCTGCGCTGGGCCTACCGTGACGAACTGCCGAAACAGCCGGCCCGCATCCGGCCGCCCGAGGAGGCCGGCAAGCCCTGGAACAAGGTCTCGGCGGTCGGCGACTATGGCACCGTCATCGACAGCATGTCGGACGCCGAGAACGAGTTTGGCCTTTGCCCGTTCGCCCAGGCCGAGACCGGCCCGCATCCCGATGCGGTCGCGCTGCACGCGGCCGTCTGCCGCCTCGACGATCTTGACCTGACCTTGCCCGATGGCTGGAACCCGCTCGGCGATTGCGGCATGGGCGCCGACGCCCTGGCCGCAGCCGGCCGGGCCGTGGCGATGCTGGCCTATGTCGACGGCTCCGGCCGCACCCGCCTCAAGATCCCGCCGCGTCTGCTGATCCAGCGTTGCGCGATCCTCGGCCCGCCCGTGTGGGAAACCGAGCAGCCGGTGCGGCGCGAGTTCACCGGGCCGGACGGTCGGCCGCGCTGGTTCCGGCGAGTGACGATCCCGATCGGCGAGGGCGGCCACCCTTACGAAACCGAGATCGACGGGTTCGACGCGAAAAAGCGCCGGCCGCATCCCGACGCCTACCGGCGGTTCGTGTGGGAACCCGACCCGGCCGGCATCGCCGCAGACCGCGGCAAGTGGGAACTGTGGCGGGCCTGTCTCGACGCGCTGGTCGACGATCCGGCGCTGCAGCTCGACACCATTGCGCTGCGGCCGTCAGACTTTCCGGAAAGGCCGTGGGAATCGACCCGCCAAGGCCCGCGCGTGCACGTCCGCGGCCTTGCGCAGCCGCCGGGTGAAAAAAACGCAACGCACGCTTCAAACGCCCCTTGACGTGCGACTGAGATTTGGTGCACAACAGGCCACCATCAAAACGACATGGAAACCCCGGCGCGAAAGCGGTCCGGGGTTTTGCTTTTCCGGACACCTTGTGAGGCCGACCGATGTGCCAGTGCGCCGAGCGCCGCGCAGTCATCGTTCAGGCCGCCGCCGGTGACATGCCGGTCGGTCAGGCCGCAGCATTCGTCGCCGCCTCGACCCTGCAAGATCTGCGCGGCATCTCGACGGCCGCCATCGCGGCCGCTCGTGCAAGGCTCGCCGGCAAGCGGCGCTGATGTCGGGCGGGATCTCGCTGCACGTCGATATCGCGCCGCTGCTGGCGCTGGCGACCAAGCTCCGGAACGCTGACAAAAAGGTCGCGACCGCGATCCGCCAAGGGCTGAACGAGGGCGGCGACCTCGTCCGCACCGACGTCCGCCGCGCCCTGCAGAAAACCACGGGACTGCGGACCTACAAGTCGGTGACCAGCCGCACGCGCTCGACGGCCGCAACCGACGGCGCGCTGCGCTACACGATCATCGGGTCGGGCAAAGGCATCCCGATCAAGGAATTCACGACCAAGGGCACGCTCGGCCCCGGCGGCGGTGTCACGTCCAATCCATGGGCCACACTGCACAAGTTCAAGCGATCCTTTGTCGGCAAGGGCAAGATCGCGGGCCAGTTCAGGGCGCGCCTGCCGGGGCCTAGGGTCGAACGCACTGTCTCAGGCGGCAAGCGCGGCACCCGCACGATCAAGGTGTCAGCCATCCGCGCCCTCTATGGCCCGTCGATCCCGAAAGAGATGCTGCAGGGACCGGTGCCGGGGCTGTTCCTGATCTCGGCCGGTGCGCAGGTGCCGCCCGCCATCATCAAGCGCGTGTCGCGCGCGTTCATCGGCTGACCGTCGCCTCGCCCTGCCCGACCGAGGGGGTGGGGGTGGGGTGGGCGCCTCCGGAGGGGGGGGGCCTCTGGGTCCTTCCCCGGCCCCGGGGGGGCCGCGCGGCCGCCGCAGTCCGAAAAAACGCTAGTCGGACTCAGAAAAAACAGGGTCAACGGTGTCAACGCTCAACCGCCCAACGGTCAACGGTGACGTGCCCGGGCTCTGGCTGAACGTGTCCGAGCTGGCGCGAGCCCGCGGAATCGACAAGGCGGCCGTCTCGCGCCGCGTCGCCCGCCTGGTCGAGATCGGCGCCCTCGAAACCCGCCCGGGCGCGCGCGGCACGAAACTGATCAACGTCGCCGCCTTCGACCGCGCGATCGGCGAGGTCGGCGACCTGGCGCACGCGCAGGCTCCGGACCTGGACGACGCGCCGCTGCTGGCGCCAGCCCAGCCGCCGGCCGAGACCGCGTCGGCGACCTACACCCGCGAGCAGGCCCGCGAGAAGTCCTACGCGGCCGACCTGAAAAAGCTCGACCTCGACGAGCGCCTCGGCAAGCTCGTCACGGTCGAGTCGGTGCAGGACGGCGCCGTGCGTCTGGCGGAAACGCTGGTGCGCCAGCTCGACCAGATGGCCGGCCGCGCCGACGATATTGCCGCTGCCGTGGCGAAAGACGGCGTCCTGGGCGCCCGCGGCGCGCTCAAGACCGTCGCCCGCGAGATCCGCGAAAGCATGGCCCGCGAACTCGAGCGCCTCGCCGACACGGCGCAGGCCGAGCACCAGGCGCAGGACGAGCCGGACGAATGACCGTTCATTTCCGCTACAGCGCGACGGCCGTGGCCGCTCGCGCTGCAGCGGCCGTGCTGATGCCGCCGGCGCCCATGCGCCCGACCCAATGGGCGCGCGACAACCTGGTCGTGCCCGACGGGCCGCGTGCCGGCGAGCCGTGGTCGCTGGATCTGACGCCCTACGTCGCCGAGCCGCTTGACTTCATGGGGCCGGATTCGCCGGTCAACGAGATCGCGATCCGCAAGGGGGTCCAGACCGGTTTCACGACGCTCGCGATCGCGATGATCGGTCACTCGATCGACCGCGACCCGTGCCGCATGATGGTGATTCAGCCGACCGACGGCGCCCTCTCGGACTTCAACCGGGAGAAGCTGCAACCGGCGATCGAAGGATCGAAAGCACTGGCCGCCAAGGTCGCGGCGCAGACGAGCCGCTCGGCGACGGGCTCGACGACCTACAGCAAGCGATTCCCCGGCGGGTCTCTCACGCTGGCCATCGCCTCGTCGCCGGCCGATCTGCGAAGCAAGACCATCAAGAAGATGGTCCGCGACGAGATCGACGAATATCCCGACGACCTCGACGGCCAGGGCTCGCCGCTCAAGCTGTCGGAAGGCCGCCTGACCAGCTTCCTCGCCCAGGGCGACTGGAAACTGATCGACATCTCGACGCCTACTGTGAAGGGCGCCAGCAAGATCGACGAGCGGTTCGAGGAGGGCGACCAGCGATTCTGGCGCGTTCCTTGTCCGCACTGCACGCAAGAGAACGGCAAACCGTCCGAATTCACCTTTGAATGGGGCGAAAACTTCCGATTTTCGCGCGAATATCCGCATAACGCCCATTATGTGGCCCCGTGCTGCGGTTCCGTCATCGAGGCGCACGAAAAGGCCAGCCTCGTCCGAAAAGGCCGCTGGGCGCCAACGGTCGAGGAGCCCGGCCGGTTTCCGAGCTACCATTTCGACGCGCTGTCATCGCCGTTCGTGCCGTGGGACCACGTCGCCAAGGAATGGATCGACGCCGGCGAGGACCCGACCAAGCTCAAGGCGTTCTGGAACCTTTGGCTCGGCCTCGCCTACGAGATCAAGGGCGATGCGCCCGACCACGAGCTGCTCTATGCGCGGCGCGAGGACGGCCTCGTCCGCGGCCAGGTTCCGCCCGGCGGCCTCATGCTGGTGGGCGCCGCCGACGTGCAGATGCGCGGCATCTGGTGGGAGGTCAAGGCGCTCGGCCTGCGGCGCGAAAGCTGGGTCGTCGATGCCGGCTACCTCGACGGCGACACGTCGAGCCCGACGGGCAGCGCCTTCGAGGCCCTGCGCGACCAGGTGCTGAACAGGGACTGGCCGGACGCCTGGAACCGCAAGCGCGCGCTCGACGCTTTCGGCATCGACTCTGGCTACCAGTCGCACGCGGTCTATGGCTGGGTCCGGTCCGTTCAGCGTCTCAACCGCGCCGGCCGCGACGTGGTCTACGCGGTGAAGGGCGCCGACGGCTGGGGCCGGCCTGCCATCGGCTCGCCGGCGCTGGTCGACATTCGCCTCGACGGCCGCAAGATCAAAAAGGGCTGCAAGCTCTGGACGATCGGCACCTGGCCGCTGAAGGGCGCCTTTTACGAGGATCTGCGCAAGCAGCGCACCGACACGGGAACGCCGGAAGGCTTTCACCATTTCGGCGCCTGGCTCGACATGGCGTTCTTTCGCCAGATCACGGCCGAGTATCTCACCGACGAGATGCTGCGCGGCAAGCCGCGCCGCGTCTGGAAAATACGCGCCAGCGAGCGCGACAACCACTGGCTCGACACCGAGGTCTACATCGCCGCGCTCGCCGAGCATCTCGGCGTGCAGCGGATGACCTCGGACGAGTGGGCGGTGCTGATGGCCGAGCGCGGTCCGCCTCCGGGTGATCCTGCGCCGCTCTTTGCACCGCCGTCCTCGCCTTCCGTGCCGCCGGCGGTCTCTCGTGAGGCGTCCGCCCCTGATGCCGGGCAGGCCGAACCCGGGCCGGCAATTCAACCCGCCGGCCCGCGGCCCGCTCCGGAGCGCACCGGCTGGTCCGGAGCCGGCCGCGGCTGGCTCAAACGCAACCGATAGGGATTTCGCATGGCTTACGGTCAGACCGACCTCGACGCGCTCGAGCTGGCGATCGCCACCGGCGCGCTCAAGGTGAGGTACGCCGACGGCCGCGAGGTCACCTACCGGTCGCTCGCCGAGATGCGGTCGGTGCGCCGCGAGATCCGCGCCGCCCTCGGCCTGTCCGAGCCCAGCCGCACCATGGTGGCGGAGCATCGCCGGTGAGCGCCGCGCGCAAGCCCTACGGCCAGCTGAACTGGCTCGACCGTGCGGTCGCGGTGTTCTCGCCCAACGCGGCGCTCGGTCGCGCCAAGGCCCGCCTGCAGCTCGACATGCTCGCGCGCGGCGGGTTCGAGGCGGCGCGCGCCGACTCGCGCGGCTCGTCCTGGCGCGCCGAACCGCCGGGCGCCAACACCGCGCTCTATGGCGACATCGTCTCGATGCGCCAGCGCGCCCGGTCGATGGTGCGCAACAGCCCGCTCGCCAAGCGGTCGATCGAGATCCTCACCGCCCACACGGTCGGCTGCGGCATCCGGCCGTCGTGGCAGACCGAAAGCAAGGCGCAGCGCCGCCGGCTCAAATCGGCATGGGACCGCTTCGTCGAGACCGCCGACGCCCGCCGCCAGGTCGACCTCTACGGCCTGCAGGCTCAGGCCGTCCAGGCGATGTTCGAGACCGGCGAGGTCTTGACCCTGCGCGACCAGGCCGCGCGCAATGGCGTCAAGGCCCTGTCCTACCTGCTGATCGAGGGCGACCAGCTCGACCACAACATGGAAGGGGTGTTCGACAAGCGCGTCGTCCGCCTGGGCGTGGCGCTCGACGAGAACTGGCACTCGGTCGCCGGCTATTACCTGTTCGACCAGAACCCGGGCGACGCCATCCTGTGGGGCTATTATCCGGTCAGCCGCTTCGTTCCGCGCGAGGGCATCAACCACCTTTACCGCATCCGCCGGCCGGGCCAGTTCCGCGGCGTTCCGGAGCTGGCAGCGTCGCTGCCGATCATGCGCGACCTGGCCGACTATCAGGAGGCGGCGCTGGTCAAGGCGCGCATCGAGGCGTGTTTCTCGGCGTTCATCACGTCCGAGGACAGCGCCACGGGCACGCTGGCCACCCGCACCGAGCAGAAAACCGGCGCGGACGGCTCGGCGCACGACACGGTCATCGGCGAGCTGTCGCCCGGCGTCCTGCAGCGGCTGTCGCCCGGCGAAAAGATCGACTTTGCCCAGCCGACCAGCTCGAGCGATTTCAGCGCCTTTATGCTGAACGGCACGATGGCGGCGGCGTCCGGCGCCGGCGTCACCTATGACCAGGCCACCGGCGACCTGCGCCAGGCCAACTATTCCAGCCTGCGCGCCGGAAAGATCGAGTTCCGGCGCTCGGTCGAAATGATCCAGCATCTGACGATCGTGCCGATGCTGTGCCGGCCCTGGTATCGCGATTTCATCACCTTCGGCCGCACCTATGGCGACCTGATCGCCGCGGACGAGCGGGTCGGCGTGCGCTGGGTCACGCCGGCGTGGGAGCCGATCGACCCGGTGAAGGACCTGAACGCCGACATCCTCGCCGTGCGGTCCGGCCGCATGTCGCTCGGCGACTACATCGCCAGCTGGGGCGAGGACCCGCACGAGCAGATCGAGGAGATCGCGGCCTTCAACGCGCTGCTCGACGCCTCCGGCATCGTGCTCGACACCGACCCCCGCAAGATGAGCGCGGGCGGCCAGATGCAGCCGCCGGCGCCTGACAGCGCCGCGCCGGCCCAGCCTGCGAAAGGAACTGACGCATGACAAAGCGGACCGGCCAGCCGCCCGCGGCAGGCGTGCGGCTGCTCGCCTTCACCGGCGGCAGCTACGACGCCAAGACGCGCACGGCCGAGGTCGTCATCACCACCAGCACGCCGCTCAAACGCTGGGGCATGATTGAGATCCTCGAGGTTTCCGACAAGGCCGTCGACCTGTCGCGGGTCGAGCTCGGCCAGGTCAAGCTCCTCGACAGCCACAACTCCGGCTCGGTCGAGTGCGTGCTCGGCGTGCTGGAATCAGCCCGCATCGAAAGCCCGGCCGTCGTCGGCGTGATCCGGTTCGGCGAGACCGACGACGCGATCAACGCCGCCGGCATGGTCGAGCGCGGCGAGATCACCGGCATCTCGTGCGGCTATCGCGTGCTCCAGTGGGAGCGCACCGACTACGACGCCGAGACCGAGACCGAGACCTGGACCGGCACGCGCTGGGAGCTGTTCGAGGTCTCCCTCGTGTCGATCCCGGCCGACAAATTTGCGGGCATCCGCTCGCTCGACACCCTTCCGCCCCTGGCCATCGAGGCCGTTTCCAAGGAGTCTACCATGACCGATTCTTCGGTTCGTCAGACCACGGCCGAGGAGTCGGCCGCCTCCACTCCGGCCGCCATCGTGCCGACCGTCAGCGAGACCCGCGCCGCCGCTCCGGCGCCCGCACCCGTCGACTCCGGCGCCGCCCTGCGCGCCGACCGCGCGCGGTCCGCCGAGATCATCGCCATCGGCGCCCGGCACAATCTCGACACGGCCATGACCAGCCAGGCGATCGCCGAAGGCGTGTCGCTTGATGCCTTCCGCGCCACCGTGCTCGAAACCCTCGCCGCCCGGTCCCCGGCCGCCCAGCTCAAGCCCGGCGCCGGCACCTTCGGCATCGTCGATGCCGGCGAATCGCCGGACAGCCGCCGCGACGCCATGGTCGACGGCATCATCATGCGGGCCATGGGCTTCGCGCCCGACGGCACCGCCGGCCGGCCCAAGGTCGACAACGCCGAACGCTCGCGCGAGTTCGCCGGCATGTCGCTGGTCGAGCTGGCCGCCGAGACGCTCGGCATTCGCGGCGCGCACCGGATGCCGCGCGTGCAGCTCTACGAACAGGTTGTCACCCGCTCGATGCTCGGCACGTCGGATTTCCCGCTGCTGCTGGCCGCCGCCGCCAACAAGTTCCTGCTGGCGCAGTACCAGTACCAGCAGCCGAGCTATCGCATGTTCTCGGCCAAGAAGAATTTCAACGACTTCAAGGCCCACAACTTCCTGCGCGTCGGTGATTTCCCGATCCTCGAGCAGCTCACCGAGACCGGCGAGTTCCGCAACGGCGCGATCTCGGAAAACCGCGAGATCGTGTCGGCGCTGACCTACGGCAAGATCGTCAGCCTGAGCCGCCAGATGTTCGTCAACGACGACCTCTCGGCGTTCTCCGACCTGACCAGCGCCGCCGGCCGCCGCGTGGCGGATTTCGAGAACAGCGTCGCCTGGGGCATCGTGCTGTCCAATTCCAAGGCCGGCCCGACCATGTCCGACACCGGCGGCCTGTTCAACTCGACGGCTGTCACGACGGCCGGCGGCCATGCCAACCTGGCCGGCACGGCCGCGGCCATCACCATCGCGTCGATCGGCGCTGGCCGCACCGCCATGCGCGTGCAGAAGTCGCTGGACGGTATCCCGCTCAACATCGCCCCGACCATCATCATCGCCGGCCCGCAGAAGCAGACCGAGCTCGAGCAGCTGCTCTCGACCTCGCTGCTGGCGACCCAGATCTCGAACATCAACCCGTTCAACGGCGGCGGCATGACTTCGCTGAAGCCGGCGATCGACGCCTACATCACCGACAACGCCTGGTATCTGTTCGCCGACCCGATGGCCGCGCCGACCTTCGTCTATGGCTACGTCAGCGGCTTCGAGGGGCCGCGGTTCGCGATTGACCAGCCGTTCCGCCAGGACGGTCTCAGCCTGAAGGTGGTCGAGGACTTCGGCTTCGGCGGCATCGACTGGCGCGGCGCCTACCGCAACGCCGGCGCGTGATAACGGCGCGGCCCCGACAGGGGCCGCGCTTTCCCACCGGCGTGGGTTCCGCCCGCGCCAGCCCGCCCGTTTTCCGTTCAGCCCTCTCGGGAGATCCCCATGCGCAATTTCATCCAGAAAGGCGACACCTTCCAGGTCGTCGCGCCCGCCGCCGTCACCACGGGCGTCGGATTCCTCCTCGCCGGCACCGGCGCGTCGGCCCGGTTCGTGGTGGCCATGCAGACCGCCGCCTCGGGCGCGCTCGTCGAGGTCCTCGCCGAGGGCATCATCGACTATGCCAAGGCGGCCGTGGCCATCACCCTGGGCGACGTCGCCTACTGGGACGACACGAACAAGGTCGTCACCAACGTCGTCGGCTCGAACACCAAGATCGGCATCTTCACAGTTGCCGCCGTGTCCGGTGCTGCCAACGGCCGCGTGCGCCTGAACGGCGCGTTCTGATCCGCACGGGGCCGCATTGCGCGGTCCCGCTTACCTCCGGGGGCCACCGTGAAAAACTACGTCTCGACAGGCGAAGTCGTCGACATGGTGGCCCCGGCGGGCGGCGTGGTGTCCGGTCAGGGCTACGCGATCAATGACGCGGTCGTGTTCGCGCAGCGATCCGCTGCGGCCGGCGAATTGTTTCCAGCGCTCGTCGTCGGTTGCGTTGATCTCCCGAAACAGTCGTCACTTGTCATCCCGGCCGGTCGTCGCCTGTTCTGGAACGACACGCTCAAGCGCGTGTCGGACAACACTTTGGACGGCAACCGCATCGGATTCTCCGTCAATGCGGCCGGCAATGGCACCACGACCGTCCGCGTCCTGTTCTATGCGCTGAGTTGAGCCGCATGGCATCGCCATTCCAGCGCCTCGACACCGCCGCCCAGCGCGTGCACGACCGGGTGTTCGGCGAGCTGTTCACGCACAAGCCGCGGACCCGCGCGGCCAACGTCAACGCCGCATGGGTCGCCGACACGTCGCGCACACAGCAGACGGTCACGGCGATCTATACCGAGCGCGACCTGCCGGAGGACCTGCCGGAGTCGATCGACGTCCGCGAGGATCGCCGGCCCGGCGTCTCGACGCATCGCCACACGATCGAGGTCGGCGCCACCGCCAGCATCAACGTGAACCCGGGCGACATCTTCGTGCGCGCGGCCGACGCCTCGTCCTGGCGGGTCAATTCCGTCGACCTGGACGACGCCGGCCGCCAGAAATGCACCGTGAACCGGATCTGACGACATGCTGGCCCGTCTCGCCCTGCGCCTCGCCGCCATCGAGGCGCTGGCCCCGTCTGCGCTGGCTGCGACAGGCCCGTGGTCGACCATGGCCGGACCGCGCGTCTATGACAGCCGCCAGGACCCGATCGACGGCCTTGACGCCAGCGAGACCCGCGCGCTGCTCGTCGTCTACACCGAGGCCGACATCGCCAAGCCCTACGGCTCCGGCCAGACCAGGCCGGACGACACGACCGTCGACCTGATCGTCGAGGCAATGATCGCGACGCGCGGCAGCATCATCGTCGACCAGCCCGACGGCAGCACCACGACGGTCGGCAGCGTCGACCAGCCGGTCACCGACCAGTATCACGAGGCCCTCGTCGACATGCTTGAGGCCACGGTCCGCCGGCGCCTGCTGGGCGGCGACGCCGACGACAACGCACGGCTGTTCCGCCAGGTCGCCGTCGGCATCCTGCACGTCGAATCCGTCTCGCAGCGCGTCGCCGACCGCACGATCAGGCTGGCCGGCCGCACCATGACGTTCAAGTGCAAGGTGCGGGCCGACACCTGGCCCACCACGACGCAAACCGGCCTGTCCCGCCTGCCGGAGCCGCTGGCGTCCGTCGCCAAGGCCCTGCCGGCCGGCGCCGCGCTCGACCTTTGCACGGCCCTGGCGGCGTCCGTCCCGGCGCCGGTCACCGCGCCGGCGCTTGTCGGCGTCGATCTCTACGTCGCCGGCGATCGCACGCCGAATGCGTCGAACCCTGACACCCGCGCGCGCACCAATTTCTGAGGCTGACCCATGCCCGCTGAATTCGCCGTCCTGTCCGATCCGTCACACCTGCTGCCGTGGCCCGGCAATCCGTCGCGCCTGTTCGCGGCGGCCGGCGAGATGATCGACACCGACGACCCGTTCTGGATCGGCGCGCTTGCCGACGGTTCGGTCCGTATCGCGCCACTTCCCGCACCGCCCGCACCCGCGCGGGCTTCCGCCGCCAGCAAATCCAGCGAGGGCTAATCCATGCCGATCCTGTTCAACCAGATTCCGGGGTCCGGCCTTGTCGCCCCGATGTTCGCCTTCGAGGTCAATTCCGCCGGCGGCTATGGTTCGCCCGCGCGCCTGCTGCTGGTCGGCCACAAGACTTCGTCCGGTTCGCTCGCGGCCAACACGCCGACCGTGATCGGGTCGCAGTCGGACGCCGACAGCCTGTGCGGCGGCGGCTCGATGCTGCGCGAGATGTACCGCATCGCGCGCCAGAACGCGCCCGTGCAGGAAATCTGGGCCATGCATGTCGCCGAACCGTCCGGCGCGGCGCAGGTCTCGACCATCACGGTCGGCGCCGCTGCGGCCGGCACGGCCGGGTTCGGCGCGATCGACATCTGCGGCGAGCGTATTACGCTGCAGCTCGCGACGACCGACACCGTCACGACAATCGCCACCGCCCTGGCGGCTGCGATCAACGCCTATTTCAACGCGCTGACCGGCGCGATGCTGCCGATCACCGCCACCTCGGCGGCCGGCGTCGTCACCGTCACGGCCCGCCATCTCGGCGCGATCCTGGCCGACATCGACTACTATGTGCCGACCGAACTGACCGGCAACATCTTCGCCCCGTCCGGCCGCATCACCGTTGCCAGCACGACGGCCGGCACCGGCACGCCGACCCTGTCGACGGCCCTCGCGGCGCTCGGCGATGACGCCTACGATATGATCGTGTCGCCCTGGGGCGACGCCACGTCGATCGGCGCCTATACGACCGCGCTGAACGACACGTCGGGCCGCTGGGCCTACAGCCGCCAGTCCTACGGCCATGTCATCACGGTCTCGACCGGTTCGCTGTCGGCGCTGACCACGCTCGGCCTGTCGCTGAACGACCGCCATGTGACCGTGCTCGGCCGCCTGTCGGCCTCGCCGCATCCGGCCTGGCTGTGGGCCTCGGCCTTCGCCGCCCGCGCCATGCCGTGGCTGAGCGACTATGTGACCGGCAACGTCAGCCGCAACCAGACCGGGCTTGTGGTGCAGGGCCTCATCCCGCCCCGTGACCGCTCGACCTGGCTGCAATATGCGTCCCGCAACACGGCGGCCGGCTCGGGGATCTCGACCTGGATTGTCAACCAGGATGGCACGATCGCGATCGACAAGCTGGTGACGACCTACCGCACCGGCGTCAGCGGCCAGGCCGACACGGTGTTCCGCGACATCCAGTCGATGCTGCAGCTGACCTCGATCCTGCGCTACATGCGCACCCAGCTGGCCAACCAGCACGGCACCAAGGCCATCGCGGACTCAAACCCCGGCAACCTCGGCGCGCTGGTGACGGTCCGCGACATCAAGGCCACGCTCGTCATGGCCTACGACCAGCTCGCCGCCTGGGGCGTGGTCGAAAACGGCGTGGGCTTCGCCGCCAACGTCCAGGTGCAGCGCAACACCGGCCAGCCGAACCGTGTCGACGTGTTCATGCCGATCCAGCGCGTCAAGCCGCTCGACGTCCTCGCCGGCAACGCGACGCTCTATGCGTCGCAGCTGCCCGGCTCCTGATCCGCTTTCACCCGTCCAATCTGAGGAGACACCACCATGGCCGATTTTGGCGGCGAAATGCGGATGCTGGTGAGCGGCAAGCCGTTCATCTTTCGCGCGAAATTTTCCCTCGACCCGGTCAACGCCGCCGTCACGGCGATTCCGAACCAGGACGGGTCGCTGTCGCGCTCGTTCAAGCCGGACGGCTACTCGGCCGAGATCACGTTCGAGGACACGCCCGGCACCGACTGGAACAGCCTGATGCGCGCCGCGCCGGGTCCGGTCTCGATCATCGAGGACCTGACCGGCACGACGCACAATTTCTACAACGGGTTCTTTGAGGGCTCGCCGATGATCGACCGCGAGACCGGTGAAGTGACCGGCCTCAAGGTCCGCGCCTCCGGCTATCGCAGGGTCGTCGGCTGATGGCCAAAACCACCACGATCGAGCTGCTCGAGAAGCGGCCCGGGTTCCAGGACGAGACCGTCGAGCGGGTCATCCTTCGCGAGCCCAAGGCCCGCGAGTTTTTCACGCTCGGCGAGCCGACCGTCATGGCCCGGTCGCCGGACGGCACCGTGTTTGCGACCGAGCGGCCCGACGTCGTGGCCGACTACATCGCGGCGTGCGTCATCGAGCCCTCGTCGAAAGCGGTCCTCGACAATCTGTCGCTGGCCGACGCGATGCGGGTGAAACAGGCCATGCTCGATTTTTTCGGGAATGCCCGGGAGCTGTCGTCGCCCACTGGTGCGACCTCCTCGTCCTCGACCTGATGGTCGTCGACGCCCGGGCCTGCGGCGACATGGCGTTGTCCGAGTTGCAATGGTGGGTCGATCGCGCCGAGCGCCGCGGTTTGCTGAAGCGGAAAGACTGACCCATGGCGAACGCCCTCGAAGCCCGGCTGATTATCTCGGCCGAGGACAAGACGGGTGCGGTCGTCGATGCGGTCGCGCGCAAGATCGACGGCCTTGGCAAGTCGATCAAGAATGTCGAGTCGACGTCGCGGGCGCTCGGCGGCATCACGCGCCGCATCGACCAGACCGAGCGCGCGATCAACCCCGTCGTGAAAACCGCCAAGACGGTCGCCGCGACGGCGACCGCTGTCGCCGGCTCTGCCGCCGGCATCATGGCGGCCAAGGTCGCGCGCGACAGCGTCACGACCTACAAGCATTTCGACGACCTGGTCCGCTATCAGCGCGCCGTCATGGGGATCTCGAAAGAGGACCAGAAACCGCTGATCGACCAGGCGCTCAAGATGGGCGCGACGACGCCGTTCAACGACCTGCAGGTGCTCGAAGCCCAGCTCGATCTTGCGCAGCGCGGCGTCAAAAAAGACCTGATCATCCCGATCGTGCAGTCGGCCAGCGAATATGCGCAGGCCATGAACGCGCAGCTGCCGGAGGCCGCCAAGACGATCGAGGGCATTCTGTTCTCGACCCGAAAGCACATGGAGGACGGCAACGAGGCGCTGGCCAACGCCAAGAAAACCGTCGATTTCGCTGCCAAGCTGGCCAAGGTCGGCGGCCTCGACAACGAGGACGTGAAAGCCTTCTACAAATACGGCGGCGCGCCAGGCGCCACCGCCGGCCTGCCTGACGCCTATGTGGGCGCCATGGCGGCCCTGATGCGCCGCTCGAACGTCCGCGGCGACGAGGCCGGCGTCGCGGTCCGCGCGTTCTCCGGCCGCCTCGTCGCCCCGACCCGCCAGGCGCTCGACGCCTACCGGACGATGGGGATCGACTTCAACAAGTTCACGTCCGGCCCCGGTCAGCTGTCGCCGGAAAACCTCGGCCTGAGCATCAAGGCCAAGTTCGGCAAGGGCCTGACCGCCAACCAGCTCAAGTCGCTGGGCGAGATCATGGGCGACACCGAGGTCACCGGCTCGCGCGAGAATTTCGTCGAGAAGGCCTCCGACATCGTCGCGCAGTCCTTTGACCGCAAGAAAGACGGCACGCTGAAGGCCGCCGACGCCAAGGCGATCGCGAAGGCCGTCGACACCTTCTACAAGCTGTCGGTCGCCTCGGTGGACACGCCGGCGCTGCTGCGCGCCATCATCGCCGCCAACCCGACCCTGAACCAGGCCAACGCCATCTTCGGCGAAAAGCAGGGCGGCCGGTTCACGGCCGTCAGCGGCGGCGGCGTCAAGCTGTTCGACGAGACCGTCGGCAAACTGACCAACGTCAGCGAGGGGTTCGCCAAGTCGATCGGCGACGAGCGCATGGGCGGTTTCTCCGGCGCCCTGCTGCGCGCCGAAGGCGCTATCAAGAATTTCGAGACCGCGCTCGGCCGCGCCAACGACTCATGGCTGACGCAAAGCCTCAACACGTTTTCAGGGTTCGTAAATTCGGCGTCGAAGATGTCGGACGCACAACTGCAGGCTGCAACCGCAGTCGGCGGGTTCGTCGCGGCAGTCGGCCTCGCCGAGGGCGCCATGCGGACGCTGGCGCTGATGGGCATGGTGCGGCCCGGCGGCATCGGTCTGCCGGCGCTGACCCGCCTCGGCTGGGCCGGACTGGCCACGGCCGTCGGGACCGGCGTCTATCAGGCCGGGTCCTGGCTGTCGGCCCAGCCCGGGTTCACGGTCGACCCGGAGCAGATCAAATCCGGCATGAAATCCGCGCCGCTTGATTTCGCCGATTTCGAGCGCGCCAGGCGCGCCCAGGACGAGTTCCGCCGCGACCCGGAGGCCGCCCGCGGGCGTGCGTTCCAGAAGGTCACCAGCGGCCCGATCGAGGCGCAGATCAAGGGCGACGTCGTCGCCAAGGTCGAGGGTCACGCGACGGTCAGCTCGACCGTCACGGTCAACGCATCGCCGGATTTCGTGGCGCGCGTGGTGCAACAGGTTCAGGCCACCGGCGTCCTGCAGCCGGCGGCCGGAAACGAGGTCGGCTCGACGGGCAAAAGCCAGCCCGACACCGGCGATGGACGCTAGGGGGACGGCATGGTCGACTGGCCCTCAAAGCTGTGGCCCGCGTCGTTTCGCGGCGTGCCGTTCTACGTCGAGAAGGATGTCGAGGGCGGCAAGCGTCGCATCGTCAGCCATGAATTCCCGATGCGCGACACGCCGTTCCACGAGGATCTCGGCGAGGGCCTGCGCAATTGGGACGTCACCGCCTATGTGGCGTCGGACAGCGTCACCGCGCAGGCGGCGGCGCTGGTCGCCGTCCTGGCCCTGCCTGGCGCGGCCGTCCTCGTCCTGCCGACTGCCGGCCCAGTGCAGGTCCGCGTCACCGAATGGAAACGCGAGCAGGGCCGCGACACGCAAGGCTATATCGCGTTCACAATCCAGTTCGTCCGCGAGGGCGCGGCGTTCGGCCTGATCGGCGTCGCGCAGCTTGCCCAGCAAGTGTTCGACGGCGCCGACACGCTCGGCGCGGTCGCCGGCCTGGTCGTCTCGGCGATCGAGGTCCGCAACCTGCCGGGCTCGGTCGCCGACGCGGCCGTCGCCGGCCTGCAGGACGCCTGCGCGATCCTCGAGGACGTGCGCACGTCCAACGCCGTCGACCCGACCATCTCGGCGCAGGCCGCCGACCTGCTGTCGAGCCTCTACGACGACGCGCCGACCCTGATCTCCCGGCGCACCGGTGCGGACGCTGCCGCCGGCGAGCGCCTCGTCGCCGCCGCCCGGCTGATCGGCGACGGCATGGCGCCGGCCGATGCGTCCGCGGCGTTCGGCGCCCTGTCGGACGCCGAGCCGCCCACGCCCGCCGCCTACACGCTGGCGCCGACGCCGGCCGTGCGCCAGCGCAACACCGCCCGGCTCGACCGAATGCTGCGGCTCGCCACGCTCGCCGCCTGGGGCGACGCGCTGATGGGCAAGACCTATGCGGCCCGCGGCGACGGCGTCGCCGATCGGGCGCTGGCGTCGATCCGGTTCGGCATTGCGCTCGCGGATCTCGGCGGCGCCGAGAACCTCGAAGCCTATGCGGCCACGGCGGCGCAGCGCGGCCGGGTCGCCGCCTACCTGTCGCGGTTGATCACCGATCTGGCGCCGGTCATCACCGTGACCGCCCCGGTCCGCCTGCCGTCGCTCTATTGGGCCTGGCGCCTGTACGAGGACCCGACCCGCGCGCCGGAGCTGGTCGCCCGCAACGGCGTCCGCCATCCCGCCCACATGCCGCCGGCGTTCCAGGCGCTGGCAAGCTGATGGGTCCGGAGCGCATCACGGTCTCGGCCGGCGGCCAGTCCTGGTCCGCCTGGACGAGTGCCTCGGTCGGCGCCAGCGCCAAGGAAGCGGCGCGCTCGTTCCGGCTCGCGGTCGCGGCCGAGGTCGGCGCGATCGCCACGGCCTGGACGTTCAAGGCCGGCACGCTTGTGACGATCACGGCCAACGGCTCGCTGTTGTGCACCGGCTACGTCGACCGATACCAGCCCTCGATCTCGGCGACCGATGCGTCGGTCACCATCACCGGCCGGTCGAAATCGCAGGACGCGATCGACTCGTCGGCGATCCACAAGACGGGCCGGTTCGAGAAGAAAACCGCCGTCGACATCGCGAACGAGCTGGGCAAGACGGTCGGCGTCACCTTCGCCGCCGACGACACCCTGCCGCAGATCGCGAAATGGCAGATCACGCCCGGCGAGACGATCTTCCAGGGGGTCGAGCGCCTGGCGCGCGACCACGGCTACACGCTCGCGGGCCAGCCCGACGGCAGCGTCAAGTTCTTCAAGGCCGACAAGGCGCAAAGCCAGGCGGGTGCGCTCGTCGAGGGCGTCAACATCATCAGCGGCGAGGCTGATCACAACTGGTCGAACCGGCATAGCGAGTACCGGGTCCGCGGCCAGCGCGCGACGGGCAGCACCGCCGACGACCTGCAGATCGAGGCGATCGCCCGCGACGCCGGCGTCGGCCGCTACCGGCCGCTCGTCATCGTCGAGCAGAAAGACACCGACAAGGAACGCGCCAAGGGCAAGGCCGGCGCGCGGCGCGACAAGCAGGCCGGCGCGTCGCTGTCGGCCTCGATCACCGTCCAAGGCTTCCGTGACGAAGGCGGCGAGCTGTGGACGCCGGGCCGCAAGGTGTGGGTCGAGAGCCCGTACCTGTACCTGACGCAAGACATGCTGATCGAGTCCGTCACCTATTCGCAGGACCGGTCGGGATCGCTGACCAAGCTGTCGCTGGTCGACCCTAAAGCCCATGGCGGCAAGACCGGCAAGGCCGCCAAGTCGGGCGACGCCTGGACGGTCGGCGCGACGCCGCCGGAAGCAACCGCAGCAGGATCGGGCGAATAATGCCGAGCGAGGATCGCGACGCCATCGCCACCATGATCCGGCGCGGCACGCTCAAGCAATTCGACGCCACCGGATCGCAGCACCTGGCCCGCGTCACCGGCCTGCGCGGCGAGGAACTGGCGGGCGTCCCGCGGTTCAAGGAATTCGGGTTCTCGTCGCACCCGCCGATCGGCTCGACCGCCACCATCATGGCGCTGGGCGGCCGGTCCGACCGCGCCATGGTCGTCGGCATCGACCACGCCGACCACGGCCCGCGCGACCTCGAAACCGGGCACACGGCCCTCTATGACGCCTACGGCAACACGGTCAGCCTCGTGCAGAAACGCATTCGGATCGTCAGCTCAGGCACCGTCTCGATCAAGGCCCCGGTGATCATCCTCGACGGGCTGGTGAAGCTCGGCGGCGAGGACGCGAACAAGCCGGCCTCGATGCTCGGCACGACCGACAGCGCCGGCCATTCCGAGATCGGCAACCTCGCGACACGGGTCCTCGTGAAATGACCACCATTCGCCTGCGCGACGGCGAGGCCTGCGCGCCCGATCCGTTCCTGCTGTGGGACACCGTCTGGAATTCGCAGACGGGCCGCGGCGATTGGGCCTTGGCGACCTCGTCCGAGGTCGGCAACGCCGGCGGCCTGCAGGCGAAAGCCGGGCTCGAGACGGCCGTGATCCTGAGCCTGTTCGTCGATCGCCGCGTCCCCGTCGATCATCCTCTCGCCTGGCTCGCCGGCCCGGACCGCCGCGGCTGGTGGGGCGACGGCGTGCGCCAGACCGGCGAGGTCGAGACCGGGTCGCTGCTGTGGCTGCTCGAGCGCGCGCCGCTCGACGCTCAGACGGCGCGCTGGGCCGAGGCGATCGCCCTCGACGCGCTGGCGCCGCTCGTCCAGCAGGGCGCCGTCGTCAAGCTCGAGGCAAGGGCCGAGGCGCGCCTCGCCGACAACCGGCTCGATCTCGGAATTTCGCTCTACGGCCGCTCCGGCACGAAAATCTATGCCCGCAAGTTCGAGCGGCTTTGGCAGCAAGAGGGGCTCGCCTGATGGTGTTTCGCATTCCGTCGCTGGGCGAGCTGGTCGACCAGGTCCGCGCGGCATTCCGGTCCGAGCTGCCGGGCTCCGACGCCTGGCTTGAGCCGAACAATGTGACCGTGACCGCCAAGGTGCTGGGCGGCGAGCTGTCGCAGATCCATGGCCGGCTCGACTATATCTCGCGCCAGAAATTCGCGCTGACGGCCGACAGCGAGAATCTGGACCGCCACGCCCAGGAGATCGGCCTCGCCCGCCTGCCGGCCGCCCTGGCGTCCGGCGTCGTGGTGTTCGCGACCACGGCCGCGACCGTCGTGGTCGAGGGCGCGGTCGTGCAGCGGGCCGACGGCATCACCTACCGGATCACCCGCGGCGGCACGACGAGCGGCGTCAGCACCTTGCCGCTGCCGGCCGTGGCGGTGTCCGCCGGCCGGGCCGGCAATGCGGTCGCCAATGCCAGCCTGACGATCACGTCCGGCGTCACCGGCACGGCGACGGCCGCGATCGGCGCGGCCGGGTTCACCGGCGGCGCCGACATCGAGGACGACGAGGCGCTGCGCGCCCGCATCCTGTTCCGCAAGCGCAATCCGCCCCACGGCGGCTCGCCGGCCGACTATGTGATGTGGGCCGGCGCGGTCCCGGGCGTCAGCCGCGTGTTCGTCGAGCGGCTGTGGAACGGCCCCGGCACGATCCGGATCTATCCGCTCGCCGACGACACGAACTCGACCGGCATCCCCTCGGCCACGCTGGTGGCGTCCGTCGCGACCGCGCTTGAGGCGCTGCGCCCGGCCGGCGCTGCCGTCACCGTCCAGGCGCCGACCGCCTATCCGATCGCCGTGGAGGTGTCGGGCCTGCTGCCGTCGACCGTTGCGGTCCGCGAGGCCGTTCTGGCCGAGCTGCGCGACGCCGTCCGCCGCGAATCCCGCGTGGCCGGGACCGACAAGGTCGTCTCGGCCCTGCCGTTCCTGGCGACACCCCAGGTGTTTTCGCGGTCCTGGCTGTGGCAGGCCGTCGCCAATGCGGCCGGCGAGACCCGCCACGTCCTGGCGACGCCGTCCGGCGACCTGACCATCCCGGCGGGCTCGATCGCCACGCTCGGCACCGTCTCGTTCACCTGACGGGGACCGCGCCATGTCCTGTCCGACCATCATCACCGACATCGACCGGTGCCCGACCCAGCCGGAGGTCCTGCAGCGCCTGCTTGCGCTGCTGCCGCGCGGCCGCGCCTACAATAACCATGACGGCGGCCCGCAGGCCTCCGGCCCCAATGCCACCACGCTCGGCCGGTTCTGGTCGGCGCTCGCCGTCGTGATCGCCACGCTTGAGGCGCGGATCTGCGCCCTGCGCGAGGAATTTTTCTGCGTCACGCATGTTGAGACGCACGACCTCTGGCTCGCCGAGTACGGCCTGCCGGATGCGTGTGACCCGTTCCCCGACCTCTGCGCCAAGGTGTCGGCGCTCGGCGGCTCGCGGTGTGAGTATTTCGCGGCCGTCGCGCTGCGGGCCGGCTGGCTGATCGGCTGCACCGACGACGACCAGTGCACGACCTATGCGGGCTCCGGCGTGGCGCTCGCCGGCCGGGCCTTCACCGGCTACGGCCCGCGCTGGGCGACGCTGTTCATCACCGTTTACCTGTCGCAGTCGCCCGCTTATGTGGCGCCGACCACGACGCCGCCGCTCGCCGGCCGCCTGCTGGCCGGTATGCCGCTCGCCTGCACGACGCCCGATATCGGCCCGCTGCGATGCCTGATCGAGCGGATCGTGCCGGCTCATTGCGTCGTCGCCTGGACGTTCGCCTGACCGCCGATTCCTGACCCCTGCGCCTGACAGAAAGGCCCAACCATGACCGATATTCTCGGCCCGGCGTCTGCCGCCAATGCCGTCACCGTCGATCCCGGCGAAAGCCGGACTTTTGGCGGCACCGACTCGTTTTTCAAGGATTGCACGACGCCGTCGGCGGTCGACGGAACGGCCCTGCAGGCCGCATTCCTGAACGGTATCCTGCGCCAGCTCCGGACCGCGATCCGCGACGCCGGCGTAACCGAGGACAACGCCTCGACCATGCTGCGCGATGCGTTCCGCGCCCGCGTCGCCAAGGCTGGCGACACCATGACGGGCCTGCTGACGCTGTCGGGCGCGCCGACCGCATCCCTGCACGCCGCCACCAAGACCTATGTGGACACCGCCGACGCGCTGCGGCTGCTGCTGACCGGCGGCACGCTGACCGGCCCGCTGGTGCTGGCCGCCGACCCGGCCGCCGCCCTGCAGGCCGCGACGAAGCAGTATGTAGACTTGCGGCTTGCGCTGGCCGGCGGGACGATGACCGGCGCGCTGACGCTGGCCGCCGACCCGTCGTCTGCCCTGCAGGCCGCGACGAAGCAATACGTCGATTACTATCGCCAGGTTGACGTGATCATGCGCGACGAGCGCACCACAGGCACGGCCGGCGGCACCGGCGTCGCGCCGCCAAGCCGCACGACGCTGCCGCTGAACACGACCAGCAAGAATCGCGGCTCGCTCACGTCGCTGTCCTCGAACCAGTTCACCCTCCCGGCCGGCACCTTCTACATGCAGGCTTGGTCGAGCGGTAACGACCAGAGCGCCGGCAAGATGTTCCTGCGCAACGTCACCGACAGCACCGACCTGCTGCAGGGGCCGCACGGTGGCGCGTTTGGCATCCTGGGGTTCATCTCCGGCGAGTTCACGCTGGCGGCCACCAAGACGTTGCGCCTCGAAGCCGTGATCAACGGCGGCGGCGACGGCGCGGCCGAGCTTGGCCAGCCCTACAGCGGCACCGGAACGGAAGTCTATCGGCACGTCGAAATCACCCGAATCGCTTGAGGCCAGCCATGACCGAATCCGCCTTTGTGCTCGTCCCGCGCGCCTCTCTGCCGCCGGCCCTCGCGCTGTCGATCGTCGGCGTCCGCGACGAGGCCGTGATCCTGCCGCTCGGTCCTGCCATCGGCGACGCCGAGGCGCTCGACCTCGACCCGCCGGCGCCCGCGCCGGGCACCGCCGCGGTCTATGACCTGGCGGCCGGCGCCTGGCTGACGCTGCCCGACCATCGCGGCGAACGCTGGTGGAATGATCAGGTCCCGGTCTACATTTTGGCCGAAGAGCTGGGTCGCGACCCGGAGGCCGAGGGCCTCACCCGCGAGCCCGGCCCGATGCCGCTCGACGTCGCCCGCGACTCCAAGCGCCTCGAAATGGACGCGGCCTGTTCGAAGGCGATCACCGGCGGGTTCGTGTCCTCGGCGCTCGGCGCACCGCACCGCTACGGCAACGCCCTGACCGACCAGGTCAACCTCCTCGGATCGGTGCTGGCGGTGATGTCGCTCGGCGCCGACTCGTCGCCGCTGACCTGCCGGGACCCGAAAGGCGAGTGGGCGCTGCGGCCTCACACCGCCGCGCAGATCGTCGCCGTCGGCGAGGACGGCAAGGCCTGGGTCGTGGCGTGCCGTCAGCACCTGTCCGAGCTGCGCGCGCAGATCGCCGGCGCCACCACGGCCGCCGCCGTGCTCGCGCTCACCTGGACGGACCCGGCCTGATGACCGCCGCCCCGATGACGCCGGGCTCGGCCGAATATGCGGCCTTCATGTCGCAGCCGCCGACGCCGCCCGATATCGGGAATCCGATATCGGCTGAACCGCCGCCGCCGCCGCCGATCGCCTATGTGATCGACCCGCTGACCGGCGCGTTGCTCTACTCAACACCTTGGCCCGGCGAGGATCTGTCGTCGCTGTGCGCCATGGGCCAGATGGCCACGCGCGTCGCGCCGCCGGCCTTCGCCGGCGGGTTCGTGCCGCGCTGGCACGATGGCGCGTGGGAACTGCAGCAGGACCACGCCGGCGAGGTCTGGTTCACGGCGGACGGCGCGCCGATCGTCGTCGAGGCCGGCGTCGACCCGGCCGCCCGCGGCCTGACGCGCGATCCGCCACCGCCCACGCCTGCGGCGTTGCGGGCCTATCTGGCCGACCGTCGCCGCCGCGCCGTTGACGCCGGCGTCATGGTTGACGGCGTCCCGTTCAGGACTGACCGCGACAGCCGGTCCGACCTGGTCGGCGCGATCGTGTGGGCCGGGCTTTATCCGGAAGGCGTGCGCCAATGGCTGACGCCGACAGGGTGGGTCGACTTGACGTCGCAGCAGCTGATCGCCGCCGGCGTCGCCGTCGCGACGCATGTGCAGGCCTGCTTTGACCGCCAGGCCGAGATCGAGGCCGAGATCGAGGCCGGCACCATCACGACGCCGGCCGAGATCGACGCGGCCACCTGGCCGCCGGCCGCATAGGAGTCGCCATGACGACCATCAAGACGCTGCCGCGGTATGAGGTCACGATCGAGGCCTCAAACAACGAGGACCTGGTGCTGGCCCTCGACTTCTCGGCGGCCGACAACGTGACGCCGATTGCCCTGACCGGCATCGCTTTCCGGTTCACGGTCCGCGCCAATGCTGACGACGTGGCGGCGGCGATCGCCGCGACCACGGCGGCCGGCACGCTGGCGATCGGCACCGGTTCGCCCGACCCGACCAATCGCCTCCTGTTCTCGATTCCGCAGGCCACCATGGCAACCGTGCAGCCCGGGGCCTACATCTTCGACCTGCAGGCGATCGCCGACGGCGTGACCCTGACGGTCGCCTATGGCCAGATCCTGATCGCCCAGGGCGTGTCGCGGTGAGCCGCGTCCTGTCGGTCGTCCGGCATAGCAGGCTGACGGTCGGCCAGGCCTCTCCGGCCGTCGTTACGACCGCGCCGACGCCGACGCTCAACCAGACCGCCGACATCGCCCCGGTGCGCCCGCGCGGCGTGCGGACGATCCGCCGGCACAACCGGATCTACTTCGGCAAGCCGGCGACGACCCAGCTCGTCAGCGAGGATTTCTACGCGGCGCTCAATGCCCGCATGGACGGCGCCTATGCGGCGGTGACGTTCGAGGCCTCGGCCCGCATCTCCGGCGACAGCTCGGTCGCCTCGTCGGTCACCAGCCTGTCGTCTTCGTTCACGACCTACCAGGGCACCGCCAACGGGCGCCTGACGAGCCTCGAGGGCACGACCGGCACGCTCGGCACGCGCATGACGACGGCCGAATCCGCGATCACGACCGAGGCCACGACCCGGGCCACGGCCGACAGCGCCAACGCCTCGTCGATCTCGTCGCTGTCCTCCTCGTTCACAAGCTACCAGACCAGCAACAATTCGGCGGTGTCGGCGGCGGCCACGGCCGCCAGCCGCATCCGC